GACAATTCCATACTTATATACAATTGGCAATACTCAGCTGCCACTATTTAAACTTAACCATGCGCATATATGCAATCGTGCGAACTGGTGGCTGCGTGATGCGGTCTCCGCGACGGCTTTCGCGTTTGTCCGCGCCGACGGCACTGCGGACTCCAACAGCGCTTCGGGTACGTGGGTTGGCGTTCGCCCGGCTTTCGGAATCTGCTGATCCTGAATCCCCACCCTTCATGGGTGGGGATGGCATAAATAAACGACAGCGGAGGGAGACATGTCAGGAGTACCGGCAGGAAGACGTGAGGCACATGATTTCTTAGCAAATCATCATCTCACGGAATTAAGAAAACTAATCACAGAACTTGCAATAAACGATTTCGGTTATGACCGAACAAAAGTAGAGAAAAAGATAGATCGCTTTGCGGAGTGGTACGTAGGCGATAACAAAGATGAAGTAATCGAAAGGATGAGGAGGAAGAATGAAAGCTTCTACGAGGATTTTGTTAAAGACGGAACCGCCATAACGAGGAATATTCTGAGGGATGCAGTAGCGGAATTCGAAATGGGTAATTCCATATTTCCTTCAGGTGCAGCGCTCATGGAAGAGTACACGGAAAAGAGATTACATCTGGACAGAGCAGTGGGACATTTGTTCGTCCTGAAGCAGGAGATCCAGTATATCGCCGAAACTCTCCCAGGGGACAAGAATAGGTACGAAGAACTAATCAAAAAGACAGAAAAAGAAATAAGCCTCGTAAAAGGTGTAAGACGTGCCGCAAACAAATATTTAAAGAAAGATAACTCCAAGTGAGTGAATCTTAAGGTAGCTTTTGAACGTGCGAACTGGTGGCTGCGTGATGCGGTCTCCGCGACGAATTTCGCGAATGTCAACAACAACGGCAATGCGAACTACAACAACGCTTCGAATACGTGGGTTGGCGTTCGCCCGGATTTCGATAAGTCCTCTAATGTGACGGACTGATAACCGAAAGGAAAAGCTATCTTTGGCAATAGCCTAAACAATAGTGCCATTGGCAGGGCGTTACCGGTCTGCCCTATGCGGCGAGTTACGGCAAGCTGATGAACGGGGCTTAACAGGGACATATAAATTGCTAATCTCGGACTTGAATATATTACACGAAGCATACAAGAAATCAATGAAAGGCAGTGCATGGAAGAGAGAACCTGAAAAGTTCGAACATGACTGGTTTTCAGAGATCATACAACTTAAGGAAGAGCTCGATAACAGGACATATAAAACACTCCCTGGATACGAGTTCAAGCTGAATGAAAGAGGAAAGATAAGGCACATACACGGTGGAAGGATGAGGGACAGAGTGGTAAGACATGCTCTCTGTGATAACATCCTCGGACCGTATTTGAGACCTTATCTTATCTATAACAATGGTGCCAGTCAGAAAGGCAAAGGCCTGAGCTTTACAAGAGCTCAATTTGAGAAAGACCTACACAACTTCTATCTTCGATATGGAAGCAATGAAGGTTATGTGGGATTCGTTGATTTCTCAAAATTCTTTGACAATATCCGACATGATAAGGTCAAAGAGCTGATGTATCCACTTATCCCAGAAGATACCCACTGGCTTATGGATGAAATTCTTAGAGCTATGGAGGTGGACGTATCATACATGACAGATGAAGAATACTCGCACTGTATGGATGAACGGTTCAATTCAGTGGAATATCATGACACTATTCCAAAAGAATTGAGAACCGGAAAGAAATTCATGCAGAAATCTGTGAACATAGGTGATCAGGTATCACAGGACATAGGAGTGTTCTTCCCTTACAGGATAGATAACTATGTGAAGATTGTCCGCGGAATAAAAGGTTACGGCAGATATATGGACGATATGTACATCATCCATCCGGATAAAGAATATCTTGAGGAGACAATCAGAGGTATAGAAAAGGAAGCCGAAGAACTCGGACTTTTCATCAACCGAAAGAAAACACATATCTGTAGGATGAAAGATAAATTCACTTATCTACAGGTCAGATATTTCGTGACAGATACTGGCAAAGTTGTTAAAAGAATAAATCCCAAAGGTATCACAAGAGAACGCCGAAAATTGAAGGCTTACAAAAGGCTGCTTGATAAAGGCGATATCACTTACGAGCAGATAGAACAGGCCGCAAAATCATGGATGGGAGGCTTCGTAAATATAATGTCCAGGAAACAGATAAAGAACATGAAAATGCTCTATCAAGAGCTTTTCGGAAAGGAATTACGATGGAAAAAATAAGGTTCAAAGACGGAGCTGTGGTAGAGGCAGAACGTAACGGCTCATGCTTTATTACGGATGAGAAACCATTATTCCCGAAAAACCTCGATGACATCACAATCGATGGCGAAACATCAGCGATTATCTCACATGGTAAGATCATTGAATGCGCGTCAATTGACGGGAGATACTGGTTCACAATCACTGAGGTACCACCAGAGGAACTGGAAAAGGTAGCTTTGTTAAAGAAACTCGATGATGCAGAGAGCGCTGTAGCAGAGCTTTCTGAGCTTGTTGCGGCGATGATCTAAGGAGGTGGCTATGACATTCACAGAAAATTCTGGGCTGGTAAGAATCTGGGTAAGAAGAGTAGAATCCGGCAAGGCAACACTGGATGACGTGCCAAAGATTTACAATCTCGCTGAGGTTGTAAAGTCAATCATAGAAGGCAAAGCATGAAAGATAACTTCAAATGCAAGCACTTAAGAGGCGGCGTGTGCCGGTTAAAGCAGAGCAAATGTAATAAGGGGCAGTGCACCCATTACATTAGCTGTACTGAGTGTGTCTATGACCTGTGCACGTTGTCACAGGAACCATGTAATATATGCTATTTCGGCAGCAAAGAAAGCATGAGACTTTATATTCTCAACCATTAAGACAGGGCGAAAGCTCTGTCTTTTTCTTTTCTCTTTCTTTTTCTCTCTCTTTATTGCTTGGGAAATAGCCTTTTGAAACTGCGATAATCAATAAAAGCAATGAGTATTTGAGGTAAAAGAAATGACAGTATCCCATATATTAACATTTGTAAATGAAGTACGACCCAATGCATATAGCGACGATGTGAAGATACAGTTCCTGAATGAGGTAGAGTCTGAACTGTTCGACTTTCTGATGAAGTTTGAACCTCGGCCTTATGATGAGATCACGAATATAGAGGCTATCAAAATGGAACAGGCCATCAAGGAAGAGGCACCGGAAACACCTGTAGCCGAACCAGAGGAGACAGCTTCAGAGGAAGAGCCTGAAAGCCCTGAAGAGACTCCCGCATACGGAACCACTACGATAGTAGACCCTCTGAACATGGGGGCAAGGCGGCAGGTATCTAAACCTATATACACGTTAAAACCCTATGCAGTGACAGACAAGGGCGCGACAGTCCTTCTCCCGGAAAGATACAGGGGTGTCTATACAAGCTATATCATGGCGAAGCTAGACTACCTTGCAAGTGAGACAGTAGATTATCAGAATGACGCATCTATGCATCAAGCTGAAATGGCAGCGTTCCAGGAATACTACACCAGAACGCATATGCCTAAACACCCAAGGATAGGGGGCTTATCATGAATCTTCCTATGTTACAAAACAACGCTTGCACTAAAACAAGCATCGGCGAGTTCAGAGGGCTGAACGAGCATGAGATAACAAGTGATAATGAGTTCTCTGATATGCAGAACCTTACCTCAGACATGTATCCTGGGCTCACGCTCAGGCATAAAAGAGGTAACAGAATATTCCAGTTCAGCAAGCCTAATGGCCTTTACTGGAAGAATGCTCTGTTCTATGTGGACGGGACTGATGTCTACTATAACGGCGCCATAGTAGGATCATGCGCGGACAGTAAAAAGAAGCTTGTCGGCATGGGTGCATATATATGCATCTTCCCGGATAAGCTTGTGTTCAACACTAAGACCGGAACTCTCACAAGCGTTACAGCTTCATGGAGCGGTTCAGTCACAGGTGCTCCTGTATCAACAGGCAGTACCTTCATAACCATTACAGGAACCGGAATAGGTAACAACTTCAATGTAGGCGATGCAGTCAAGTTCAGCGGCGTTAATGTTTCATCCCTTAACAACACGACAAAAATCGTGCAGGAGAAGACAGCCAATACCCTTGTGATCATAGATGCAGATATTACATCGAGCTTCTCAGACTCATCGATAACAGTTTCAAGAGAATGCCCTGATTTCGATTTCGTGTGCGAGTTCAATAACAGATTGTGGGCATGCTCTAATCAGAATCATGAAATATATGCGAGCAAACTCGGTGATCCGTTCAACTGGAATGCATTTGAAGGCCTTTCGACAGATTCCTATGCACTAACAATAGGCAGTGACGGAG